GCCGGGATAGCTCTGGCGGACTTCCTGTGACCATGCGGAGGACTTGTAAGCCGTTTCGCCCTCCACCTTCTGGTCGCAATCGTCCCAAATTACCATATCTGCCCACTCAATCCACTCCCGCCAGTTATCCACTTTATCCACAAATCCGTCGCTACAGTCTTTAGCTTCTGTTTCGTGGATGTACATTTTGACCTGGTGGCCTTCTCCCAGCAACCGGATTGCCAGGCCGCAGCTTTCCCCCAAACAGGAAACAATCAGGATGTTCAAGCTATTCCCTCCTAATGTGCTTTGGTTCTTCCGCTTGTTCTCAGTCGGGTGTGGATGGCAGTTCGCAAGGGCTTCGTAAGTTGCAGGGTATCTAACTGCGCCTGTTCACTGGGCGATGCTAGCGGTAGAAGCCGTGCTTTCGTAACCGCGCTGAGGTATGACCATTTGCGTTGCAGGGTGTCCATCTTGGAATCCTTCAGGAATCGGGATTCGCCCTTCTTTGTAACTAACCCTTGCTGTACGGCTTGATCTGCAATTGCCTGCGCGTTGGTTGGGTCTTGCTGTATGCGTTGTCGTACCGCGTCCCTGAGTTGTATCTGTGCCATCGTCCCAGACGATTCAAGCATGGTCGGCGTTTGTTGGTAGTACGCGTTATCCACAGCTTTCTCAAAGGATGATTCACCTTGAGTGTAATCTGAAGGTATGTAAGCATACCGTCCGATGCCTGTGGCTGTTGCCACTATACCAGCAGGCGTGATTTGAGGATTTACTTGTTGACCGAGATTGCCCTGGATAGCGCCCCTGATTATGTCAGCAAGACTACTGTTAGGGAAAACATACGTACTAACTGAGGACGTGCTAAAAGGCGTTGCCTCTTTGCCAAAGTATTCCAGGCTTGCAACCGTTTGTTGCCACAAGGGATCTTTTGGATTTGCTATAGGATGGTTGCCATAGGCCACGTTAGTCGCCCACCCTACAAGTCCGCGTGTTAGCGGTGAAAGTTTTGATTGGGCAAATTTGCCCGCGCCACTAATAGGACCTTCCTCACCGATATATTCAGCCATGTAAATCATATCCCCCAAAGCGCCACGAAATGGGGAGAAGAACACTCCAGGGGCGATCTGTATGTCGGCTTCATGTCCTCTGGGATTTTGTAGAGTAGAGTGTCCTGTAAACAAGTAGTTGAATACCTGAGCTAGCATTATCCCGCCAACGGCGGATGTAACCAGGTTTTGTCTTGCCAAGCTGCCTAATGTTCCGCCTTTAACGGCATTTAAAGGCATGTCGTATACATTAGATACGGTGTAATCCGGTGCGAGAAATGCCAGTCTGAAAACGCCTCTCCAGAAAGGCGTAGTGCCCAGGGCTTCCCAATTACGGCCACCAAAAGCGGCGTTGACTTGGCGTGCTACATCTCGTTCCAGTTGTGTTGATTCGGCGTTATCCATATCAGGAGTTACATGGGAGGCGACTTTAATTGTCCAATCAGCTATTTTTGCAAAACGTATAATTTTTCCAAATAGCAGTTTATTGGACTTATTAAGCAGACCGGGACGTTCTATCTTTGAAAGCAGGCTATTATCTTGAACAAGATTAGTAACTATATCTTGGTTTTTGTAAAGCGCGTCTGTCGTGCCTGATGCTCTGACAAAATGCAATTCTTGAGCGTTCAGGAAATCATTATCGGTAAATAATTGATGAATTAGCTTTGGGTGTGTGAGAATGTCAAATCCATATTTTGACTCGTTAAGCGCAGCAAAAAGCGTATTTATGTAGTGAAAGCCTGACATGGCAAAATTGTATATCCTTACAGTATTCTGAAACTTTTGGATGTTTCGTACTAAATCCACTTTCCGCAAAGTATCGGGTTCGGTAATCGCTTTCAATCCTCTGGCGTATTCCGTAGGCAAGTATAAGTGTTTACCCTCTGAGTTTGCTATGCCCGTATCTTCCGTGCCGAAGACCGGCTTATTCGACCACAGACCCAGCCCCATGTCGGCTGTCTCATTAAGCAGTTCACGCCGGGTGCCTGCACGGGCCATACTCTCGTTATACGAATCGTATAAAGTATTGGCACGTGCCGTAATTGGCTCGACACGGGCTTTGGGATCGAGAAGCGATTCAAGTGGATTGTCGTATTCACGGGCTCTGCCGTGGGCTGTTCCGGCAGTTCTAGCACTGTCCTTTTCTCTGTAAAGAACGTTCATATAATCATCGTGGGTACTTTTAAGTATTCCCAGGAACTTACCGTATGCTCCGTGTTCGCTGTATGCCTTGTCAAGCATTTTATAGGCCGTTGTTGCCTCTGGTGTGGGATTGTCCGCAAGGTTTTTTGCCCCGGCAATAGCTTGCCTCCAGGTCATTCCTTTGGAGGCCGCGTCAGGAATTTTTTGATCCAATGCTTCTGCCGGATTATCCAGGTATTCTTGTATGAGGTTCTTGTCACCATGCAACCAGCGATATACAGTAATAGCTTCCATATCGTTTGGTGCTGCTTCGGCAGCTTGGGTGGCCGTTCTATGTCCCAGCGTTATTTGTTCGCCTTTCTTGCCTACAACATCGTATCGCCAAGATTCAGTTGATTTGCTGGCATTGTCTTTCATTTGCAGGTTGAGTGGATCGGTCAGGACGCTTTTGAAATCTTTGAACTCATTTTGTGTTCCTAGCAGCGAACTCTTGGCGTCGTTGTATTGTTTTAGAGATTCCGTCCATATGGGTTCCAAGTATGGCCTGATAAGATCGCCAAAATCACCAAGCATACTTGCCGACCAATCAGAGAAATCAAGTGTTCCATTCAAAATCTTTTCAGCGCCAATTTGGGCATACGCCTGCAATATATCCGGGTCTAATCCTGCGCCAAGTTTCGTTATACCCTGTTTTTGCTGCTGTGCCAGTTCTACAAGTTTATCTCTGCCTGCCTGCCCAATCTCGGTTGCCTTGATACGCATCGCTGATTTCATCCGGTTATCTACAGGTGTTTCGCCTGTTTTAGCCGGAGCCTGTTCAGCCGTTCCAACCTGTTTTGGGGCTAAATCGGGAAACTCTCCCTGAAGTTCCGGGTACTTATATAACACTGCCCGAGCAACATTAGGCTTTGTATCTTTATTGCGAAGTAGATCCCGCACCTTGTCAAGTTGTTCTGGTGTACGCTCTGTGGTTGGTGTTACAGCTTTTCTGAGATTATTTACAACCTCTGGGGAAGTAGTTGGCGCGGGTTCAGCAGAAACGCCTTCTGCGGCCTCACCAGAAGCCTTTGCCGCATAACCTCTAAGCACTGATGCAAATTCGTTAGGAGCGTGAAGATTAAAGAGGCTAAAGTGCTGTTCCATACCCATCGGATTTTTCGGAAAGATAACATTGTCTTTTGGCATTCTCGCAGGTCCAAATTCGGCTATGTTTCCTTGCGAATCCTTTGGCGTAAACTCTTTAATTACAATTTCGGCATCATGTGTAAAGTCTTGCAAAGTGTATTCTGGATGATCCTGTTGAATCGTTTTCAACATGGCTTTCAGATCAACGGGACGACCCCACAACGTACCAGGACGCTCGTAAGCCATCTGATTAACTTTTTCATAATATGGACGCCAAAAGTCCAGCACTTTCTGTACTGAAGTGACTGCTTGCTCCTGTGCCTCGCCAGGAGCGTTTTCTAGGGGGGTCACTGGTACTTCAGGGTACTCCTTACTTGGTACTGCTCCTTCAGAAACGCCGCCCACGTCCGCATTAGAGGGAGTTATAGGTGGTACGGCTGGTGCTTCTGGTACAGTAACTGCCTCACTCGGTGTTACTTCAGCAGAAACGCCTTCTGCGGCCTCACCAGAAGCCTTTGCCGCATAACCTCTAAGTGCTTGTACCAATGAAGTTGGTATCATGGCTAACCCGGCAAATAAAGCGGCATTCTCCGCCGCTGTTTTTGGTATGTTCCATCCTTGCGCTCCTTGTGCTAGAGCTTCACCCGTTCCATAAATTCCTCCGGCAACGGCAGACCCCGCAATCCTTTCTAGCAAGGGGTTTGCTATTCTCGCGCCTATTCCAGCAACTCTTTCTCCAACTTCCCCGATAGGTCCGAAAGCTGGTGTAAGGCTGGCCTCAAGCACACCACCAACAAGATTGCGTCCCAGACCCGGTTTCATTCCCTCAGAGGCAAGAAGCTGCTCGCCCGTAGTCTGCCGTTTGCCTTCAAGTCCTTGCAACCACGCCTGGCCTCCGCCCGCAAAAGATTTCCATGACCAGGGGTTCTCACCCTGAGCCTTGTTTACATCTTCTTGCTGTGCTGCACTCAAGAAAGCGTTGGGAACGGCATTTAAGGCATACCAAAGGGCTTTGCGTGCTGTACCTTGAGGCAACGCGGGTGCCGTTACCGATTTTCCCGTTTCTTCTGCCGCTGCCACATCTTCCACAGGTACTCCAGACTGAGCAGCAGCCATTTCCTGGGGAGAAACGCGGGCGCGACCGGACTTCTCCGCCTGCAAACCGACAGCAATGGAACGCAGTTTTTGCGCTACGGGAGTAGCTTGGTTAATGCCACTTGTAAGCATGCCAAAGCTTCCGAAGCCGGCAGAGGCTAAACTTTTCTTTTGTGCCGGAGCACCGGGTAAACTACTTCCAAAGTCAGCGAAAGTTAGCATTAGAAATCCCTCATTTAAAATACTCCTTGAAATGGTGAATCCGATGCCGTAGGTGTCGCAGGTGCTTGATTTTGTTCCTCTGCTGCCAACCGTGCGTTATTTAGATTTATCGCGTAGGTCACTATATCAGCAGGATTAACACCCTCTGCTTCAAGAGCGGCAGCATTGTTATAAATGTCGGCGGTAATATCCGCTATTGACATTCCGCTTTGGTACTCCTGAGCGACTATATTATAGGCGCTGGAGTACGCTTGATTACTCAACTGCGCTGTAGTCGGTTTAGAAGATTTGCCTGATGCCGTATTCAATGCTTGAGTAAGTCTTTCCTGAGCATCGGTAATCTCCTGCCCCTGGTATGCTGTAGTCTGATTGTACGGCATCTGCTTCCATTGGTTCTGCAATTCCAACTGGTATTGTTTCAATAGATTGGCTTGGCTCGTTTCCTGTGCCGTCTGTTGTTGCTGGGCGTACCATTGGTTTAACTGGCTAGTCAGGCTGTACTGCTGTTGATTTATCCCGGATTCCTGTGTGTTGTAGGCTTGTAAGTTAGTTGCCTCTTGTTGAATGGGTGCCGTATACGCTTGCTGGTAAAGATTTGCTTCCTCAGTGGCTCCCTGCATTTGGGTACTTGCCAGTTGTAAAGTTCCTTGGAAAACTTGGTTCTGTTGTTGGGCAAACCAACTTGCTAAAGCTGATTCTTCGTTGGTCAATGCTCCTGTTTGCATTTTCTGCTCAATGTAAGCCGCCGCGCCAGAAGTTAGAGTCCCATCCTGCGCCATTTGATTTCTAGTCTGGGCGATATTATCGTCAAGATCCTGCTTCATCTGAGCAATGGAAACTTGGACGCTCTGAGGAACGGACTGGTTCTGGTCCTGCGCGATCATAGTCTGGAGAGTTCCTAAAGCCTGGGAATATTGCGTCTGGTACGCCTGAAGCATAGCCTGACCCGCCGAACCCATTTGCTGGGCGTATGTATTCATCTGATTGTAAGTGCTCGTCGCCAGTGCCTGCTGTTGCTGAATGTATTGCGGTATCTGCGCCAATTGCTGGGTGTAGACTGACTGATACGCCGGAGTAAGGCGGCTTTGAACAGATTGGAGCACAGCAGGAGTATCGTAGGTTGTACCCCCGATGTTGTAGTCCGGCGTAACCGATGCTGTCTGCCCTGTGGTTGGATTGGTCACATCTACGTTACCAGCCTCGTAATTGAGGCCATAGTCGCTTCCCAGGGTAGACCTGACCGGGGATTCTCCCATGCCCTGCATCATAGAATTGATCGCGCTCTGACTGGTATAGGCCGATCCATTTTGAAGTTGGTAGTCACTAGGACTGAAACTGTAGGATTGCCCCTGGGAATTGGATACAGTAATCGGCTGATTAGCTCCCTGCCAGTTCACCGTAAAACCGGCGTTCTCCAGAGTCTCTCTCAAGGGTACACTGTAATCGCTTGTCGTTGCTGGTGCTGTAGTTGTTGCCATAAAAACGCCTCCTTATGAGGTAGGTACATAAATCAAAGATGCCCCCAAAGCTGCTGCTGTGTAACTCGTCCCGCTGCTTACTAAATTGCAGGTTAAAACGGTAGGCGTCATTGGCAGAGCTATCGGACTGCTTCTCACCAATGCAAAAGTTGTATTTGGAGTCGATACGCTAATGACTATGTTAGCGCCGTTCATCAGATCGAGCGAGGCCGTTCCCCCGGAAGTGATCTGCAATATGGCTTCCAGGTACCATGTTCCGTCAGGAAACTTTGCCGGGTCAAAATAAAAATACCCTCCGCTGAGGGTCGTCGTCGTGGTCGCGGCGGGCATTACCTTAAATAATGGTATCGGCCATTCTTCCCACAGCAATTTACTCAAACTTACGCTGTAGTCCTGCAAGGCATCTCCCGTCAAGCTCCCAGAGGGGATGTTCGTATTGTCAAGGTCATTGACAGCATTCTGAGCTAAAATGAAACACTGGTAAACATCCTGGCTTCTAATATTATTGGCAAATATGCCGTAATCCAAAAACATACTACCACACCACCTGTCTTACCAAACACGCTCAGGCCGCATTGCCCGTGGATAGAACGCGAGAGCATAGCCCAGAAATACGGGACCGGAGTTTTCCACTGCGGACCAGATTAGTTCAAGCCCTGCCGTTCGCGCATACGGATACGGGTAGAGTCTTTTTACCGTTAGGTTGTTGGCCGCAGGAACGGTGAAAGAGACTGGAGGTTGAATTACTCCGTCGATGATCGGGGAAACCTCTACGGTTGTATCAGTCGCTCCTCCGCCAAAAGCCACGTCGAAGTATTTCAATCTCTTCTGCCAATCCTCTCCGATAAGAGGTAATTGAGCGGTATCAACGGTAACGGTAATTGGGGTTCCGCTGTCATTATCTGCTTGTTCCATCTCGAAAACATTCCCGGAAACAGATGATCCATAAACGTATTTCCATTCACCACGTTCCCAGAAAGACAGAAAACAGGCTGGTGTCCAGTTCCTCCAGATCGACCAGGGCATCATTTTAGGATTTGACATATCGTAGACTAAAAGCGTGTCGTTGTAAGTGGCATTCTCGCTTGGCACAGCAGCGATCAGTTTGTTTTTGTAGTAAAATAGAGCCGCATTTCCCAGTAAGCTCTGATTCAAAGAGTTCCAGAAGTTTTGTATTTTCCGTGTTAAGAGAGTGCTTTTCCTAAAGTCGGTTGCCCAAATTCCGTCCCGGTCAAGAAGGAAAAATCCTCGTGGAGTCCAGATCGCTCCCCAAGGAGAAATCGTGCCGCCACTTCCAGCAGTATAGATGTTGAACTCCACAGCCGATCCCGTATAAGTGCCTCCAGCCAGGTAATAGGATTGATGCTGTTTTATAATTACAAACATGGTTGACGTAGCGATCAATGACATAATCTGGTCGCCATCGGAAGGGTTCACATCCTGAAAATTGATTGCAGGCCACGAAGTCATATCTAGCGGGTCTGAGTAGTATAGCCTTGCCGGATAGCCGGGGGTGCAAGCAGCAAAAGTTCTGTTTGCATAAATGGCACATGTTGCCGCTCTGGGAGCCGCAGATAATACATTTACATTCGTTCCATCATAAGAAACAGGAATATCTGCTCCATTAAAGACGATCATGGTATCCTGCAATTGCCCAAAGAAATACTTGCTTGCAGGAGCCATTCCTGCTTTAATCACCGCAGCAGACGGATTGCCCGCATAAGACACTGTGGCCGTGCTTACGTTCGGAGACCCGGCGTTGCTTATCTCTTGCAGGATGAAACGGATCTGGGAGTACGGTTCTGGCGGCGCTGAAGCTGTACCGCCGTTGATCTGCGAATACCAGTTTGACCAGTTTACTCCGTCTGCCGAAGTTCTCGCCTGGCAAAAGTCCGTAGTGCCCGAAGGTTGGTTGTCAACCCACAATACTTCCAAGGTGGAATAATCGGAAGCGTTGAAAGCGTTCAAAACCGGGCTTTGCCAGACGCTCTGCCGGGTAGCCGGGTAGTTCAGGTTGCCATCAAACGAGAGCAGGTAAGTCGTGTCCACATCCCAAGCCTGGGGTTGTTGGTTGGTTACATACGCCTGATGTTCCGCCAGCGTTCGGGCCCTGGATGAGGTGCGGAGGTCGTCGATCAGTCCATCGCATTGCGCAGTTCCACCCGCCCATGAGCCAATATACATATTCGCCGGAAGTGTTCCCACAGGTTCAACGTAGGCCAGATCGCTGCCTATTTGTGAGCCTTCCTTGCATAACCGTATGTGCGTTCCATCGCCGCTAAAACTAATTCGATATGGCGTTCCCACCGTTAAGGCAACCGTATCGACAATATCATAAAAGGTTCCGCCGCTTTTTATTTCGCCGCTTAGATACCCTGACGACGTAATTCTAATATCGAAATAATTATTTGAGTCGATCTCATAGCTACAAAGCATCACTTGCGTTCCTAATGTGTTGGATGTCGGTATATAGACCATCTCTACCGCCCAATTCCCCTTCGCAAACACCCCCGCCGTGGGGATGGTCAGGGTTTCAGCGGCGCGGGTGGCACTACCAGTGATCCAGGATGTGGCATATTGCTTGTTCTCGATCTGGATACCGTCAACCCAGAAAGTAACAGCCGCCTGTACTTCGGTGCAGACAAGTATAACGGCAAATGTAGCGGTTGCTGGGGCAATAGCCACGCCTGAAATCTCTTGCCAAGCGGATGTTGCAGTTGCTCCCGGCAGATATAGAGGAGCGCCAATCTGAGTACCGCTAGAATTATACCAGTACAGCGTTGAGCCTATTGATCCTGAACCATAAAGATGAAAAGATACGGCATAGGAATTTCCTGCTGTTACAGGCGTCCCACCTTCACCAAGGTTAGGACTGTTAGTGGAAACATAAACGCCTTCATAGTTGTTTGCAGATGTTGTAACAACCTTTAGGCTTGAAGTACCCGCCCATGTTTCTGTTGCGTCAATACTGAGGGTCGCCCCATTTGCGGCTGTAAATCCGGTTGTCCCGCTTGTCGGGTGACTCCGGTTTGCCGTAAGCAGGTTGGTCGTGCCTTCCTCCATCTGCAATGCTTCGCCAAAGTAAGCGCTGCCCATGCCATCGCCCACCTGCCAAGACGTGGCATATTGCTTGTTCTCGATCTGGATACCGTCAACCCAGTACGTATGGCTGTTTGTGTCGTTCTGAAAGGCCGACAGATAGACACCTGTTTTACCCGTTGGGATCTGGAAGGTATAAGTAAGGCGTGTCCACCCTGTATTGATTAGAGTCGTAGGGGCGTTATTCCCTATCTCCGTGCCATCGTTGTTGAAGGCAGCAATATAAATCTGCTTTCCTCCAGTGTTTCCTCTTGCATAAAATGATGCCGTATAATACTGCCCCGCGGTTACAGGCCATGAACCACCAGAACCGTTACGCAGGGATACACCAGTATATAACGCCCCCTGACTGACAACTTTTATAGAATAGCTTTCTTCCCAGGCGTAGGTGTTATCTCTCGTTACCGCACCTGTTCCTATGGGCGTGTATCCGGGGTCAAGTGATGTTTCAATATTACTCTGGTTCGCCGTGAGCATGTTGCAGGAATAATACCGGGGAGTGCCCGATGTAACCTGCGTACCGTTCTGCATGTAGGCCGCAGATAAGCGGGCAAAGGCATTTCCCGGTGGAGTTACCATGGCGATCCCGCCGTAGTAGGTATAGCCTATATCGACAATGCCGTAGATATCCGCTGAATCTATCGTCGTCGGGAAAGCTCCCAAAGTCCCCATTCTTCCTTCTTCAATTGTCAGGAGAGGATTTGCCGCGTAACTCACGATAGTAGAATAACTGCTGTTCGTTCCCGAAGGCCAGGAAACCGAGATGACGTAAGATGTGCTCGCCGATAGGACAACGGGCGTTATCGACCCGGATACCCAAGCGTTGGCGATAGCAGTAACCGAGACCGAAGCTAACTTGGTCCCTGTAGCGTTCCATAGGTTTATAGTGATCGCCGCAACGGGAGGATTAACACAGTATATCCGAAGTTGGTTCACAGTTAAAGCCGTCTCATTCAAAGTAAAGCGCCAGCCGATTTCCCAAGCGCTGGTATTGTAATTTACCAGAGTCCCAAGAATAGGAAGCCCTATTCCACTACTCGTTGTAGTCGTATTGTCATATACCCCGCTCTGAGTCCAATCTACCTGAGACTGGTAGTTGAATATAACATGCGGGGTGTCAGAATACAATGTTGTTCCTGCGGCCATGACCAAACGCGTGGTGCCATCAGATTTGTAGAATCCCCCCAAGCCCCTGACCGCGCCAGGGTCGAAGTCAGAAGAGAATCGTTTAAGCTCTCCTGGACGCGGTTGAATCCTACCCGCAAGAGTGAACATAGCATTATCCGCTCGCGATAATTCTTCAGGGGCAATAGAAGCCGGATGATCCGTATTCAAACCCTCAAAGGCGTCTATCCGTTGAACATCATAACCTTTAGGTGCTTTAGGAGTTTTAGAAGTTTTAGCCATGTGACCACCTTAAAAAGCGACATCATCGAAGATCCAAGTACGCTCGATTCGAGAACGTTGCGGATTTTTACTGGCATCAAGAAGCACCCATTCCAGGCGTTCTTGCTCCCATATCTGCTGCCACAACCCCGAATTGACGGGATCGGAATCGGAAACGTAGCAGCGATAAGTAGCGTAGGCCACAATAGGATCTTCCGAGTCTTCAAGTGATGGATAGCTCGTGTCCGGGCTGTTCACGTTCATGTCCACGGAGCGGGCATTGCCTCCAATAATCAGGTTGCCGTCCTGGTTGGGAACAGGACGAAGATAAATGCATCCAGCCGCAAAGTAAGCCACGTCGGGATCACCCTGGATGGTATTGGGATCTTCGGGCACGCCATGACGCAAGGTAAGCGGCCACTGATCCTCCTCGATGTTAAAAAACAATGCCTGGGGAGCCAGAAGGTCGGAGGGGCGCGAAACAAAATCCGTACCCGCCGGGATTGGCACTGACCAATTATTTAAAAGAAAAGCATTGGGAGCGAGTTTGCCCTGCCCGGCATTCAGGTACTGAGTAATCAGGGTATCCGTCCAGCGCAAAGAATTCGGGTCCTGCACGTTGTCCCGTACATTGGAAAGCAGGGTCGTCAGATTTAACATCTAGCTCGCCCTCCAACCTTGCCATTGGCCCATATAGCGGAAGTTATTGTCGTGCCGGTAAAACATCTCCTCGGTCGCCTTGGTTAGCTCCCGATCTTCCCGGTATTCACGGTCATCCACACCCCGAATCAACTGCTTGTAAGGATCGCCGGTCGTCCTGGCAATCCAATAAGCGTGCCTGATTGCCTGAATAACACGCTGATCGAGGTAGGGCCACGCCCCCAAGCGATATGCTACGCGGGCGTCATCAAGTGTCATCACGACATAGTTCTGTCTGCGGGTATCAAGAAACACCTGAATGTTGGGGTCTATCTCGCACAGACGCTCCGGGATGCAAAAAGCATTTGTTTCAATCGGGATAAGTTTGGACATTTTCTTCCCTCCATAGAGGAGAGCGCCCCCGGAGGAGCGCTCGTAGTTTTAGGCAGCAGCAAGACCGTAGAGCAGGCCAAGACGATTCCGGGAGTGGGCAACCATGTTCATGTCCCAGATCCAGATCGCCGTATAGCCTCTCTGACCGTCCCAGTGAATGACGTCTCCACCAAGATCCTGCCATCCGCCATCACTAATCTCTGCAAACTTCACGATTTCCTTGTCGATGAACCACGCCGTATTCACCGGGCAGTCTCTTCCGTCACGGATCAGCGGGATGCCGTTCCAGTCGATACCCTTGTGGCCGCCGGAAAGCTGCGGAGTCTCAACCACAGGTATGCGCCGGTAGGCCGTCAGAACAGCAGCGGCTACGCGGAAGGTTGAAGAATCGCAGACGATGAAGGAGACCTCGCCGTTGTTATCCTCGATGGGCATGATCACTTGGTCCATTAGAGGCACGGAGACAGCAGCGTTTGAGGCGTTGACGATAATGCTCTGCCATTCCTCGTTACCCGCGGTAGCAGGGTTGATTGTGGCATAGATTGCCGTCCCATAAACCGTGGAGCCAATTACCGCTCCGAGTCCGAGCATTTCCGAACCGTAAGAGCCATAGAAGGAAACCACATCGCCGGTATTAACAGCCACCGCCGCACCAGAAATGGTAATCGAAGTAGAAGTCTTGGACAATACCTGGCGGTTGGTTGCGATGTCCCCAATAGTTGCACGGGAGATGTCAATATAGACACCATTGTTCGCCTGGGCAAAAAGATACTTCGTTGTGTCGGAAATGGTGAGCGTATTGGAACTGCCCGTAGCGGTGCAGGTCGCGACAACGCCAATGCCGTTGGAGTAAATCTGCCGGTTGATCGACTGGCGCATCCACTTGACGGTGTTATCCATTTCCAACGTGGGAATACCCTGCCATACGGCGGTCTTGTTATCGCCGACATTCTGCGCCCGGAAAGTGAACCCGATACGACCAGTCTGCTGAACCGGGGTAAAGGTCGCGCCGCCGCCGGTCGTCCGGCCCGGGTTTGGCAGTACGCCGGACTCTCCGGTAGTATTGTGGCCCTGGGGCAGCCCTAACATGATCGGAACATAGAACTGCAAACCGAAGGGGGTGGAAACGGTGAAGTCGGTCGTGCGCTCCAACTCATCCAGGAAAATCGTCTTTTTCGTGGCGTTATCCCGGATGTAGTCATCGTAGACTTCCTTCAAAAACGCAGAGTAATATGCTAATACTTCTGGTGACGGTGTGCCGTGTGCCATCGTTATTCCTCCTTAAATTTCCGTTAATTAAGTTCCTGTTTGACCTTGCATACTTTCCCACATCTGCCGTGCTTTCTTCATCAATTCAGTGGAGTTCTTGGGCTTTGCCTGTCCATCCTGATTCTCGCCCGTTGCAATGCCTCCGCCGCGGCCTTCCTGCGGCGGTGTGAGTTTACTGCCTCTGGCCTGGGCAGCCCCGGCGAGAATGCGATCTTTCAAGTTCCCTTCTCCGCCAGTTGCCTGTTCCATAACCATCAGGGCATGAGCGATGTCAAACGGATCGACTTTGCCGCCCATCACGTCAGAGACCTTTTGAAGCAATGCCTGTTCGTCCATATTTTCCGGCAGGGCGTTCCCGAAGTGACCGCGCATCTTCTGATACTGTGGCCCCATTCGTGCCATCTGCCGGTCAACATGCTGATCGGCATTTGACTTCTGGAACATTTCCAACTGAGCCAGAAGCTGCGGGGGGAGTTGTCCCATTGATATTGCACCTTGTGCGCCTTGCCCACCTATCTGCGTAGGCCCCTGGCCCCCTTGCGGAGCGCCAAACTGCGAAAAATTCGTTCCCGCTGCTGGTGTTGACGGTGCCATTGGTGCTGCTGGCGTTGCAGGAGCACCACCAGGCATTCCACCTGGAGCGCCACCCATAGTCGCGTCCATTGGTTGTGAACCTCCTTTTCCTTCAATCAAGTCTGCAATCTGTAAAGCCAACTGCGGATTCTGCCGCATCATCTCAACCAATTGCTGTCCAATCTGGTCAAGCGGATCACCCTGCCCGGACTCCGGGCTGCCTGGCTGCACGTTCTGAGGATTGACTTCACCTGTTTGATTTCCATTAGCAGGTCCCCCCGAAGGTGCCGCTCCAAGAGAAGAACTTCCTGAAGGCGATCCCCCCGGAGAGACACCCCCGGCACTCTGTATTAAATCGTTAGGTTTGTTAGGTACTGGCATTTTCTGCCTCCTTTCTTCCTATTAAAAAACCCGCTCCATGAAGGAATGGGTTTTTATGATATTGCAAGCCCTCCAGCCCGGTAACTTGGATTCATCACTCTGGCTTGAAGTGGCAATTTGCCCTTTGCTCCTCCTGGTGGAACAGGAGTTTGTTGTGGCATCTGAGTAGGCGGCCTGGCGTTAGGTTTGCCCTTTTCAGGTGGCGATTGCTGTGACTGAGCTTGTGCCATAAACTGCTGGTGTTGCTGATCATGTTGATCGAAAATCTTTTTGATTTTAGTCGGCTGCTGTTCAAACGCCGGGGTCTTGCGCTCCCGGTTATGCTCCAGCCTGTGGATGATGTGGTTGTGCCACTCCTCCACTTGAACGGGATTGCCCTGCTTCATCTGATCGTTTTCTCTGAGCGCCTGCTTTTCATCAAGCTCTAAATCAACGGTTATCTCATTGAAATCCAGTTCCTGATTTTGTGCCTTGATTAGATAACGTGGATCTTGAGCAATCCCCCGGTCAGTCAGTCCCATGACAAAACCAACGTCCGCCTGGATCTCCTGCGGGGTTTTTTTACTCTTGACGGAAACCGCCACTCTAGCGTTATCGGGAATGTCAGATCCTTTGAATAAAGCACTTCCCTGATCCTCGCCGGAAACAGTGATAAACCGTGGCAAATCACAGTTGGCACGCCCCAGTTGAAGCACACCATTCAAGGATTTTTCCACCATGTTCGTATATTCATCCCGCATAGGTTGCCGGGCATCATCCGTGCTTTGCATAAGCTGCTGCATCTGATTGCCCGTCACGCCCCGTTGTGCGCCCCTAACTACTCCAGCCATCTCGTCAGCTTCTTGCTCCAACCTCAGCAAAATATTTGGCAACGATGGCGGATACGGCTGAATCTGCACTTGCTGGATAGGATTACCCTGTTGTACCAAAGGATTGGTGTAAACAACCTCACCTGGATACCAACCAGGCTCCTGCCACAGAGACCCTTTAGGAGCGATTAACGGTGGGTTTGCCAGTTTGACTGAGCTTTCCAGGATGTCACAGCGTAAACGGTTATAGATAACGTTGATCTGCCGCATGTCCGTTACTGAAGAATCGCCGATGATCTCCCCAGGTATTTGAGTATGGCGCATGATTTCAAAAGGAATTTCACAGCCCGGTATTCCGGCGTTCGGATTATCCCCCTCGAACAAGACGTTTTCAGCAGAGAAAACTAAGTAATACCCTGATGGATAGCGATCCGTTGAACGCATGTAAAACGTAGACACAGGAGCAGATGGTAGACGGTTCTGAACATTTTGCATTCTCAGTTTGCTTACAGTAGTGCTCATCATGTCGTAATTCGTTCCGACAGCCACATCCTTACCATACTTCTGCCTGATGTATTCCTTGCTGCGGAGCTTCTCCCGGATTAGCCAGGAGGATTCGTCTACAAAACGGGCATGAGGATCGAACAGCATTTCAAAGGGAGAGCAGGCATCGATCATTGGATCTCCACCAGGAACTATCTCCCCAGCCATGTCGTATTTAGGGCCTGCATTGTAATCATATAACCATTGAATACCGCCAAAGCCGCAAAGCATGGCATAAAACACGGCATCACGATATTGGCGGGCAAAATCATATGTCTTATAAAGCTGATCAAGATATGCCTTGGCCGCTTTGCACCTCTGAATGGAATCGGGGGTCACAGGAGTAGTTTCTACGTTATACTTTAATTGCTGCGCCATGATAGCGCCGAACTCCCGGCGCGTCCTCGGACGAATGATGTTGGACGTTGGCCGTGGCTTTTTTGTATCTTGGATGACCGTTCGCAAGCGTTGGGTATAGGGATCGTAAGCCACCCACTGCTCATTCATGAAGAAGCAGACGTTGAGCAACCAGTTTCTCTTGTAGGGCTTGATGATCTCCTTGGCGGCTTTATAAAGTTTGAACACTTCTGCCGGTGAGGGCATATCGGAACCCCCTGTTTAACTGCTTTGCGTCTGACTACCCTGGTTTTGTGTTTGATTCTGTGCCAGTCTGTTTTGCACTGCCTGATGCAAAAATTGTTGCCATTGGGCATCGTTTTGCATGTACATAGGTGTGTTTCCTTGGAGTGCCTGCTGAACATCGCCACTCTGTAAATATTGCTGCAATCCCGGAGGCACGTTGCCGAATACCTGTTGGTAAGTATTCATGAGGGTGTTAATATCGGGCATCGCCGCAGAAGCGCCCCCCTGGTAGGTAAACCCGCTGGCGCTCTGTCCCATACCCGAAGGAAGGGCGACCGTGGGCGCGGTAGGCGTTGTTGGAGTTGCTGCCGATATAGTTGGAGACACTGTTACCGGGATTGGCGGCGTGGTCGATGGCGCTGTCGTTGTAGTCGTTGTTGGAGTCGTTGTAGCAACAGGTTGTATTGTAAATCCGGGCGTTGTGCCAGATCCCCAACTAGCCACATACTTCTCTGCATCCTGTAGACTAGCGAATCCATAAAGTGTGCCATTTGGCGCTGTCCAGCTATAGTCGCCAGCACTGGAATCATAAGTAATCCCACTGGGAAGATTTGTTGTTTGGGGCGGTGTGGCAACTGGTGCTGCGACTGGTGCAACCTGAGATACGCCAGCAGTACCCGCCGCGTCCGCGTTTTTGCCCCCTGTGTTCCCAAAGTAATCAGCAGTTGTGCCGATAGTAACGGGAGCCGCAGGTGTAGTGCCCAGCTTAGCATTTAGTAAACTACCCAGGTCTGCTCCTACCAAATCCTGTACGGAACCACCACTTGATCCTGTTGTGTTGGCGCTTGAACTTGTGCCCGTGCTGCTAGAACTGGGCGCAGTTATACGGCTGCTGACCGCCGATTGTAAAGATGCTTCATGCGAGGTAGCCGCAGACTGTGACGAAAACTGGTTTCCGTCCGAAGTTTGAAAAGCCGTACCGCCCATAATTCCACTAACTGTAGTTACTGCCATTTTATTTACCTCCTTGACAAAAAGGTTTAACCGGGCTTACCATCCTCCATAGGGGGGAATTTCCATGAAAAAGAGAATTTTGGTTCCGATTCTCATTGCCTTATTCTCAATAATAGGAATTGCCTATGCTGATAATCCAATCTCTATCTACATCAATGGACAGAAAATACAGAGTGACGCGCAGATCATTGATGGTAAAACAATGGTGCCCATCAAAACCGTCTTTGAGAGTCTTGGCGCTCAAGTCAATTGGAACGGAGACAGCGTTTTCATCACAACTGATCCAATTATTGAGCCGATGATCACAGGTCCTAATGATTTCACTTCTCTTATCCACGAAGCCTTAAATTTAACCAAACAAAAAGACGTAGCCGTTTATGACTACATCTGCACCGGGATCACGACGATTGACTTCGGACCTGGAGAAAAAGGTTATACCGCTTTCAACATTAATAAGAATGTTCACTATGTTGACAGTGACTTTTCGTTAGTCGAACAAGATTTGCCAAATCACAGCGACCAGGTTGCCTATTATGTAGCTTCGCTCATGCACGAAGCATCCCATACACACATTTACAAACAGGAAGGCTTTTTCATCGGTGACTCCGGTTATGAACTTGCAATTTGCAACATCAATGCTCTTCGGGCACTTCAAATATGCTGCGATTCACCCAAGATTGAACAGTCTTACGAAAGTACCATTGAGAAGGAGTTAAATTTGCAATGAAACACAAAATGAATTGGATTGCACTTCTTGATTACGCATTCTTCATTTCTTGGCTCATTATTTTTATGGTGTCATCTGCTGTTTCTCATTGGCTATGCATACCGAATCTATTTGTCATGTTTTACGGGATTATCAGGCTTCTCATGCTGCTGGAAGAAAGAGAAAGACTTCGCCGAGAAAAAGGCTAATTAGTCTCCTGGTTGTAGCGTCCTCAAGAAAGCATCTTCGTCAAAAGGTTGCGGTTGCGGCGTTGGCTGTACTGGGGCAGTCATCGCTTCGCCCCACTTGTAGATCGTATAGTTGGTCGCCATGATCCGATCTAGGCATTTGTCGATTCGCTCGAAGGACTTATCCACGTTGGTCATATACATTTTCTCAATGCGGATCTTCTCTATAAAACGCATAAACTCCACACCCAAAAGAACCACTATCAATGCAATGGTAATAGCGATCATACGCTTGCCCCCCTCTTATGCTGCTTCCTGTGTGCCATGAATGACCCATGGTTATCAAAGCGTTCACCGCAACCCTCGACATTGCAGACAAGATACTTTGGCAATTCAGAAACAGGCTCTCCCAGCATTCCAAATTTCCTACCGACATCCACCATCAGTTTGAAGCAGGATTCACAGATGAAATCTGCTCCATACTCAATACTCTTCTGCCCCGTAAACAGAGTGTTGTAGCAATACGTACAGACTCTAATTCCCCGGTCGTTATAAGTGAACTGGAATCCTAACACTTTTTTCAAGCCTCCTATTTCTTAATTCGCCGTTTTACAGCCTCATGTGTATGCTTGCGCGCTTCGCTCTCCGCAATCGCTATCGCTTGCTTTTCAGGGTAGCCCGAATGTCTAAGCTCGGATATGTTAGCTGAAACTGTTGCTTGAGAACTTCCTTGTTTGAGGGGCGTAAGCCATCACATCTTTTCTATTGAGGAATATCCGGCCTGGAGCGGCATAAGATCGCCCCCTTTTTTAGCTTAAAACATAGTCGATGGACACGGTAACGCTCGTCAGAGTCGTGATCCCGGCCGCGGCCGGGATCTGGATACCCTTCGCGGTTGTCAATGGAGCAAGATACCCTGCCCCCAGAGTTATGCTTGCTGTATCTGGCTTAATCATCCCCGACAATTGAGCTTCGGCGACTGTCACGATCACAACTGGAGCGCCGTTAGTGTCCTCCAGGATGAAGTTGCCAGAGCCACCCGCTGTTCCGTTCACAACCAGACGGAAACTAAGCACCGTGATCGTAGCACCTGCAATGTTCGCCAGAATGATCTCGCCGGCCTGGAGTTGCGCTAGGGTAACGGTTGTCAGCAGATTCAGCATTACACCCTTGGGAGCGGTCAGGGTTTTTCCCGTCAAAGTCTGCGTCGCGGCCAAAGTCACGAGGGTGTCACTGGCCGTGTTGGGCAGAGTCATCAGTTTGGTTTTCCCAGCATCCTGATACATCGAAGCGATGATCGGAGTCGTCAGCGTCTTGTTGGTCAGGGTCTGGATATCATTCAAGGTAGCGCCAGTACCCGAAGGCAGTAACTGCCACTTCGAGCCGTCAGAAACGAAAATCATCCCTGCTCCCGTGGCGTTGCTGGTGATCGCAAGGGAGACATTGGCAGGCAACGATGTAGCCGTGCTGTTCGCTGTAATCGCGGTGGTAAGTGAGTAGAGGGTCACACCGTTAGTAAAAGCGATGCTATTCACGTTCGGTAGATCGACAGCATCTAGAAACAACGGATCAACATCTGCGGCATTACGTTCCACCATATTTCATTCCTCCTTTTGTTTTGCAAAAAAACAAAAAACGGCCTTGTAGCCGTTAAATCCTACTGAAGATTAGCCCTCCGAAAGCGCGAGATCAGGGGCCGGTCAGCCACTGCCAATCATCCGGTAAGAAGTTGAGAATCTGAACCCCTGTTTGCCCCTGTAATTGCTCCGTCAACCATGCAGAATCAGTGTCGTTGAATGGGTAGTCGATAGCCTGTCTACCATCCAAACTGGCACAATACACTATTTGGTTTGTTTCTGAGCCAGCCGCCGGATACCAAAGATAGACACCGGATGGGGTACAATTAAGGTTCTTACATACCTGATTTGCCGTATTAATATTGTCAAACACCAAAATCATGCTGCAGCACCACCTGTCAATGCTATTGTGTAGTTGTAAAGAGAAGCAACTTCATCAGCACCCAGCGCTCTTGTCCAAACTCTCGTAGGTCCATGAGTACAAGGTAGATTATCGGCAAAATCATTATGGCACCCAAAACCAAGTTTCTGCGTCGGACTCTGCATTGGTGCTGTCCATACCAAGTTGATGTTATTGATAGTAGCTAACAATACTCCGTTACAGTAAAAAGCATCACTGTATCCACTTGCCAACTTGTTGATTGTAACAACATAATGCCACCAGACATTCAGTGGGCATAAAATTTCGTGCCCTTCACTGTGGCCCGTTGAACCATCCCAAAAATAGATGTCGTAGTATATGTTCTTGCCACCGCCCTGTCCAGTAATCGAGCAGTCGGTTCTATTCGTGTAACCATACATCAAAGTTTTTGGATAATTTACGAAATTACCCGACAGGTTGATCTTCATCCAACTTTCGATTGTCATGGCATTGTATGGTGCAAGACTGAGGTTTACAACACAACCCGCGCTTACACCATTGAAGAGCAACCCGTTTGGTATCCACGCAGGATCATTGACATCGACTACTGGAGTGGAACCAAGGGTCATGTGATTTGCGTTACCACTGGAATCGTGAGCAACTTGGCCTGATCCCTCAGTAAAAAGCCACTCAGCTAGTAAACCTGATCTACTGATCGGAAACCGCAAACCCGATTTCGTTCCCATAGGGCGCAGAAGTTTATCCATCCCTGCGCTCACCGTCGTATATCCTAATCGTAGTCCAAGAGCCATGCTGATCGCTCCCTACTCATTTTCCAGTTGCAGCGTGCTGGCGTTCACCAGCGTAGCCTGCCCGACTTCCTTGGCTGTACCGCCGGTAATCGCCTTCATCACGACGTAATATGTGTACGGTGTTCCAGCGGTAAGCCCGGTATCAACGAATCCATTGCCTACCTGCATGTTACAAGCAGCAATGGCATGAGTAGTGGCCTGCTCCCAGACTTTCGTATCAGAGCCGCCAAAAGCAGCACCTGCAACAGGGGCACTTCCTGCTGTGCGATAGAGAGCGATTCCCACTCCGTCGTTGATTGTGCTGTTCTGGACAGTGATATCCACTACAACCTCTATCGCTGTCCCGATAGGCGTTAGAACCGCTGTATGGCCTGTAGCAACGTATGTTGCCGAGGCGGTCGTGTAGTCCGCTGCCAGTGTACCAAGAGCATAGACCTCTCTCATTGCTATAAGGCCGGTCGTCAGGTTGAGTACCCATTCTGTTTCCCACGCGGTGACAGTCCATCTCTGCATCAGAATAGCCGGAATGGTAGGATCATAACCCCATTGAAACGTACCCGTCAGAATCGGAAAAGCTGTTGTAATTGCCATCTAATTTACCCTCCTATTGTTTTATAAAAGTGGGTTGACTTCGAGAATACCACCAGGCCCCATGATCAACGTGCTATTGGCTGCTTGAGTTACCGATTTGCATCTTACTGTCCCATAGATTGCAAGTGTTCCGTCGATGGTTAGAGCCCCAACAGCCATCTCGTTACCCGATGAGATATACGCTATCTTTCCGGCGGGGACGGTGTAATCATGCACCCACAGAGTATTTGCTGCTGTCACTTCGAGATTATTGTCCTCGTCAACGTCGGCCATTACTCCCGTTATACTCCCAGAAACTTGTACAGTCTTGCCGCCTGAATCAACGTACCCAGTAACGTTGATCCCCGTTCCTCCAGTCCATACCGAACAGTTCATGCGGATATACGCAAATGGTTCGACCTCAAGATAGAGAACGTAATCGAAATTGGTGTTCATCGGGACATGAGGATCACCGATCTCGTTTACGGTTTTACCGGCGTAATTCCAACCCCAATACTTGAACCACCCTGTACTGCCAGTGACATCATCGGTTGCTTCGATGAACAGAGATGCGGCAAACTGCCCCGTAATACGCAGGGAAGCTTTGTTTGCCCCCACCACGCTCATTCCAGTCGTCGGGCCTATTGCCTGTTGTAAGGTTGCCATTGTAGTAGCGGGCAATTAGATCATCTCGCTTTCAACATCTGAAAGAATCATGTCAACGAGTTCTTCTGTACGCTTACTCCTATGTGCTCCGCTGGAATTCTTCTCCCTCTTGCCTTCTAGGGTTTTATTGTAATAGTCGATCATAAATTTCCGAACTATATCCTTCCCCCGGAGGCAGATCATTGCCCGGATAACATCACGCTGTAAAGGCATAGGATCACTCCTTAATAAAACAATCCAAGATCAGGATGCTGCCATTTTTCTGGGTATAAATGTCTCCTACGCGCATCATGGAAAAACGCGGGTTGTTCTTCTACCGCAGACCCTTGACCTAATACCCGCCGTTTCATCTCACTTTGGCCTACTGTAGTCATTAACATAGGTTGATACTCTTCTCTAGCAATATTTGCCAACAGCAAAGAAATCACCTGGTCATCATGTTCACCTTGAATAGCCGCGATTTTACCCTTCGCGTTCTGGACAAACGCTAACATCTCGACAAGAGTTCGCTGGTCGTTCACCGTAATTGCTCCCGTCATAAAAGCTGAACGACCCTTATCCAGTAAATACGGTCGGGTCTTCGGACCCGTGTAAAACCCCAGGCGATTTTCCCAAGTCTTGTTGATATGATTGTACGCACGTGAATGATACAGAAACTGATAACCCATATCACGAAGCCAATTTAACACGGTGATTCCGTGGCCGTTAGACTCCGTATTGATCAGCGCATAATTATAAAATTGTCCTATCAACAACAATTTTTTAGCAAACTCAATCGGCTCGCACAACACAACAATATGAGCTACCTGTTCGCCTGTCTGAGCATCCAAAACGTCTGCCGATGAATTATCGGGAGAGACAATTGATGTTGCCACACCACTTGAAGTATCTGCTCCAATCACATAAATTCCATCTTTGACTGGAAACTTAAACACACGCAAAGAATCTCCCACAGGTGTAAATTCCGGGGCCATAGTTGTCTGAAGAATATCGCCCTGGTCATATTGAAGATGTTGGACTTGTGACAAGCGTTCGGTAACACGGGTTGTTGAAAAGAAGTTGGCGCTATCTTGAATCCAAGCCTCCTGTTCGGTTGCTGGGAAACTCTTCTTGAACTTCTCTTCCGAACCGTTATACTTGTCTGCAATCGTATGCTGCCGCCAGTAAAGCTGCTCACGCGTGATCTTTCCCCGCAGGTACAGTGGCCTCAATTCATCCGGCACGACAACTTCCACGCCAAAAGGAACAGGTAAAGAGTACGCTTTATGTCTGTACCAAGGAAAGAACAACGGGGTATAGGAGTTCTTACCGTTCTTCGCGCCCTCATAAGTGTCGTGAAAGTAGCCTGAGATCCCATTTCCGGTAGACTCTTGAAGCACCACGGAACTGACCGTTTCGTGAAACGAGGCAAACAGGGAACTGAGCACGTCGTCCGGCCTGGACCAGAACGCGACTTCGGTTAAATGAAGCACCTGTTTGGTTCCACCCTGGCCGATTCCTTTGCCGCCTGCCGTTTGGATGCTCAAACGGGAAAAGGTATGAGAAAAACTCAAAGTATTCCCACTAAATTCCAGCATTCCAATATTCAAAGCGTTCGTAAACCACTTCGGCAAGTTTTCCACGGCAAACTTGATAATGCCGTAGACTTCAGCTTCACCATCATCCGTATGAGCCAACTGAATGCCCTTGACCGTTCTTGTTAGCATCAACCACAAAACGTATGCGCTACAAAAAGTTGAAACCCCAATCTGCCGGGATTTCAGTACAATAATTCTAACTGGTCTGCCGCGCCGTTCCTGAATAGCCTTCCAGATTTCCTGTTGCTCATTGTTAAACTCTAAAAAACAAATCTGACCCTCTACATCAATGATTTGAAAACAATTAGCGCAGAAAAACTTGAAGTCGCTGACCGCCTTTTTAGTAGCCGCTACCACCGTTTGTAAGTCAGTTTGTGTGTTATCCAACATCAATAACAACACCCTTCCCCAAGTTCTGCCGTAGTCTGGAAAGCTCATCAGGTGTCACATTTATATTTTGCAGATTGATATTTGTTTTAGCACCGCTGCGAAGAACGCCGGCAACCTCCAATAGAAGGCGGCTTGCTGTAATGTTGCCCTCCTTCCCTGATAGTGCTGTTTTTGCCAGGTTGTCAATCAGTTCTGGCACATAAACGGCAGCCTTGACCGCGACTTTTTCCCGAAAAACCTCCATAAACATTTGGGTATTCACAGCGGCATTCAAAGCAGCCTTTACACCCACAGGCTTGTCAACCAGCATCTTCTCAACGAACTCGCAGGTATTTCGCAATAGTTCTTCAGTCTTCTCCGCCAGCACTTCCGGGAGTTGCGTTGGCACTTCTAAGTTTTTCGGCCTGCTGTTCATGGTGCTTTTGTGTCCTCAATTCTTTAAGTTTCTGATACAGTTCGTAATTGTCCCGCATGGCATCCAGCTTGCAGAAGCGATTTTTTCTCACTATTGATTCACCGCTCCGGTAACGGATAATAAGTTCCCTGGCTGCTTCGGACAATACTTGGGTAGATTGTTTGGAGTTAAGGATTTTAGCTACACCAACAAGGATCTTCATATCTTGCATGGTCAATCTGTGGAAGATGTCTGATAATGGAGAAATTTTTTCGGCCAAGGCCGCCATTGACATATCGCGATCCTTGGAAAGAATAATGTCTGGCAAAGTTAGGCCGGACATATCCAGCAATTCTATAATGTGTTTGAAGTGAATGTTAGTGCCCCACTCGAAGAAATTACTTAGGGAATGTTCGCTAATTCTAGTAACATCAGCAAAAGCACCGTGGATATTTTCTCTGATCCAACCTTTACGCGCCATCTCAAACAAAATCCGGTAGGGCATTAACGGGGTATGCCGGGTTGTACAATACAATCCGGCTGCAACAAATGATTCTCCAGGGATGCCAAACTGTTCCCCAAGTTCGTGCAAGTCCCACCAGTTCGTCGAATGATCCAGCACAAGAGTTTTACCCCTGATTTGAATGTAAATATCCTGGCCGCAAATCTCCACAGCCTTAGCCTCGTCAGCGGCGGCCATTAGAATTACGAACTGCGAATCAATAGGAAGTTTTACGGCGTTGATTAAATCACCCGTTATAAGTTTCCGGTTGGTCAATGGCATTAAAAGCCGCCCGCTCCCGTTCGTGTTCTCTGCCCTGGTAAATAAATAACCCGTTCCGCCAGAGGGGGATAGAAGAGCATGGCGGAACGGGTTATTTTCGTATTGTAAACGATAGTTGTACAATTATGATTATAAATCCAAACGCGAACTTTGTCAACACTCCTGATATGCCCTGTAGTACCACCCGGTAACTTTTTTTGCGGTCCTCCTCTTGCGCCCCGCTTTTTTATTACCGGAATGATGCCCGTCAGAACGAATCTCAATTATACCATGCTGACTTGGATAGCCTTTTGGAAGGCATTGCGAAAGCCCAGAATACAGTGACATCAAGCCACCTCCATTATTTGCCATTCAAAAACCCTTGACATGTATGGCAACAGGGCATATAATGATGTTAGCACTACATAATGTTATGTAGTAGCCACTAAATGGGGGAGGAGCAAACGTATGATCTCAAGTAATCTCTCTGCTATTTTAGGCCAAAAGCGCCTAAAAATTTCTCAGGTGTCAAGAGACACAGGGATCAGCCGGAACGTCCTGACTAAATTATACTTCGATAAGCAGCAGGGTGTCCACTACGGCACGCTTGACAAGCTCTGTGCCTATTTGAAAGTGACTCCAGGAGACTTAGTTACATTTATCTCTGATCTAAACTAACTATGTCAACAATACTAGAGAGAAAGGATGATGACTAATGCCAGATACACCAGAAGACAAACGCGCCAAACGGACATTCACTCAGGAAACCATACCGGAAATGTGCGCTGGCTGTATCCGCGGTGATGCAGTTGTAGGGCGGTGCAAAACTATTAGAGAACCGGGGCACTTCTACGAAACTTACGGTTACTGCTTTGCCAAGATAACATCTATTCAAGAAGCCGATAATATTGAAACTGACTGTGACGATTATGAAAAAGCGCATACTCGCATTAATAATTGGATAAGCGAACTGGTAAATAAGCACAAAGAAGCCTTCAAAGCACAAACTCACATTAAGGAGGTTAATTAAAATGGCTGAAAAGGATTGGATAAGTAAAGCGGTAAGTAACCACAAGGGAGCCTTCAAAGCAAGAGCCGAGAAAGCGCATGCCTTGGACAAAGAAGGAAACATTAAAGAAAGTTTCATTGAGAAGTCAGAAAGAAGTACTAATCCTGTAATTGAAAAAGAAGCCGTACTTGCAGCAACATTGAGGCGACTGCATAAATAATTTTCTCCGGCACCAAACTGGCACCGTTAAAGGTCTGGTAGAATAGAAAACACTTTATGGAATCCAGGACATCATGTATAAAACACTTTAGGATCGTAGTCCTATAATGCCCAGAACCAACCATATGCAGGTGTCCATGCAGGGTAACAAAATGTTACGTAGACCACATAAAAACAGTAGTGTACTACACAACGCGGCGGACTCAAAATCCGTTCCTGGCGACAGGGTGTGGGTTCAAGTCCCTCCTTCGGCACCAAGAAAAAGCTAGACCCTGCAGGCGATGCAGGGTTTTTGATTTTCCCGGAAAATATTCAGCGGGTGAATAAAAAAGGAAGTTGGGGATAATTTGGGGATAGTCTCATTCAAAGGACACTCAAAAGAACCGATGAACACCGAACATTTCGCAGGGCAAAAAGATCAGATCGTTTCAATTATTCGATTCTGTCCCAATCATCTCTAGAAATATTGGCTCGTCTTAAAATCCTTGACAATAAATTAGGCCCGATGTCATTATCATGTTCATTAGGAATGCTAAATTTCAATTCCCCGTTTTTCATAAAAGGATGACTGCCTCCAACGTATGGGCCTGTACAACCATATGCTCTAAGTTTCCTGATTAAGTCAATCCTGGAGATGTTTGGCAAACTATTCACCCCTGGCTCTTTCTTCTTGCCAGTCTTCATTAAGGTTCGCATTTCCCAAAAGCGGGAAATCTTTATCGCCGTCACGAAATTTAAAAAGCATCCAGTCTTCCAATACTTTCTGTAAGGCATCTAGGCATTCTTCATTCTTCTTCCCCATGGCCCACACGCCCTGACACGAAGGAATTTCTCCGTAAAATATGCCTTCTTCTTCTAAAAATTCAATCCTTGCCTGCTTCATAGCAGCACTAATAAAAACTGTAATTGCTCCCATTGGCTTCTTTTCAAGAGTTTCTGGCGACACCATTACGAATGTGCCCCCTTCTATAGTTACATAGTTTACGGTGATTTGCGTACCATCCGATTGAACGGGGAAATGCTCTCTGATGTCCGCAGCCCTTAGTCCCATTTATATTATCCCCTCTTCTTTAATATGAAATCAAGAATAGCTTCATGGAATAAAATTGGGGTACAAGGCGTGATCACCTATTTACAAGATATGCCACAATTGAAGTCATTGGTGCTTGTCATTTTTATTGGCCATACTAAGGGAATTATAAATTCTCACCAGTCTAGATCCGCCCTGGTTGAAACTTTTGCATCGCCTTTTGCATTGCCTCTTCATTGGGGGTAATATTGATTTCACCATATATTTTTTCATAAGCTTCTAGCGCCTGATTAAATGCCTGAATAAGTCCTTTGGCATGCTGAGGACTCATAAAAACAAAAAGATCGATATCTTCAGGGCTTGGGAGAGCTCCTGGATTGCGGTCTTTTTTCATCCCCAATCCTATCTGAAAATCAACCCCACTAAATCCAACGCCTGAATTATTGATATACATGAATGCTTTTGTGGCTGCTCCTTCTCCCTCTGGCAT